CCTGAAGCACTCCTGCGGAACGCACCTGGCCGAGATGGACGAGCCGGTCGTCATCATCCAGGATTGGCTCGGTCACCGGAACATCGCCAACACGATGGTGTACGTCGAGGTGACCAACAAGGCGCGCCAGGCGGCGACGGCGCGGCTGCGCAACTGGAAGTAGTCTTCGGACACTGTTCCCGACAAAGGATCTCCCACATGAACTTCGATTGGATCGCTGCGGCCATGGCCGGCGCTGGCTTCGCCGCCAACCTTCTGTGGACGTTGCACAACCACGTCGTCTCGAAGGGCATGGTCGAGATCGAGAACAAGGTGCTGGCGCATATCGACGAGATCAAGGCGTGGGCCGATGAGAAGTTTGTCGAGGAGCGCGTCTGCTTGCTGCGCGAAGCGGAAGTGGCGCGTCGCTTGAACATCGTGGGCGCATGAAGGGCAAGCGAGGACCGCGGCCGGGAGTAAACCGCAAGCCGAAAACTAAGCGCTTCGCAACCGCGAAGGCTAAGGCCAAGTTTCAGCAGCGACCCCATGGAAGGCCCCGACCCCATGGAACACCCCAGCCTGTACGTAAGCCACCGAGGCGATCATGGCGCTACTGCACCGCCCACGCGCGAAGCGGTAAGCGCTGCCGCAGGCCGGCCATCCGCGGTGGTACGGTATGCCACATTCACGGGGGTGGCGCGCCCCAGGTCAAGCTGGCGGCGCGGGTGCGGCTGGCGGCTCTGGTCGATCCGGCCATTGACGAGCTCGCTCGGCTACTGACGGCGCGCAACAACCCCCGCGTCCGGCTGGGCGCCTGCAAGGACGTGCTCGACCGGAACGGGTATAAAGCGCCCGACCAGGTGCAGTTATCGGGCGACGTGGGGGGCGAGTTCAAGGTGATCTTCGTCGATGCAGAAGCAGGCGATGACGGCCACGGTGCCGGAGGATAAAGGCGAGGGTATACCGTTCGGGAAGTTTCCTGCCAAGCTGCGTTTCCTGTTCAAGCCGGCGCGCTACAAGGTTGCCTGGGGCGGCCGTGGAGCGGCGAAATCGTGGGGGTTCGCGCGGGCCCTGTTGATCCAGGGCAGAGAGCGGCGTCTGCGTTGGCTGTGTGCGCGGGAAACACAACAGTCGATCGCCGACAGCGTGCACCAGTTGCTAAAGATGCAGATTGAGGATCTGGGTCTCGCGGCGCACTACGTTGTCAAGCAGGCCGAGATCGTTGGAAGAAATGGAACGGAGTTCCTCTTCGCCGGGCTGCGCCACGACATCAGCAAGATCAAGTCCGTCGAAGCCTGCGATGGGGTGTGGGTCGAGGAGGCCCAGAACGTAAGCCGGCACTCCTGGGAAGTGCTCATTCCCACCATCCGCAAGGACGGCTCCGAGATCTGGGTGACCTTCAACCCGGACCTGGACACCGACGACACCTACAAGCGGTTCGTCATCAATCCACCGCCGGGCGCGGCGGTGGTGCGCATGACGTACCGCGACAATCCCTGGTTTCCAGAGGTGTTGCGGCGCGAGGCGCGACTACTCGCGGAGCGCGATCCGGATGCGTACCAGCACGTCTGGGAAGGCTGCTGCATCTCGACGCTAGAGGGCGGAGTCTATGCGAAGGAACTCCGCCTGGTGGATCAAGAGCAGCGCATCACGCGCGTGCCCTATGATCCGACCAAGCCGGTCCACACCTTCTGGGATCTGGGTTGGGGGGATTCGACGGCGATCTGGTTCGCCCAAGCCTATGCCTTCGAGTACCGGCTGATCGACTACCTGGAGGGCAGCCAGGAGCCCCTCAAGCATTATTTGAAGCTCCTGCAAGAGCGGCCCTACGTGTACGGCACGGACTACCTGCCGCACGACGCCAAGGCCAAGCAGCTCGGCAGCGGCCGGTCGATTGAAGAGCTCATGCGCGAGGCCGGCCGGAAGGTCGAGATCGTCGCCAAGCTGTCGGTCAACGACGGTATCAACGCAGCGCGCACGATCTTTCCGCTGTGCTGGTTCGACGCGGATAAATGTGCCGATGGGGTGCAGGCTCTGAGGCACTACCGCTTCGGCGAGAAATCCGAAGACGGCCGGCAGATGCGCGAGCCGCTCCACGATTGGTCGAGTCACGCGGCGGATGCCTTCCGCTACTTTGCGGTGGGAATGCGGCCCCCTGAGCAACCGGAGCGCGAGACGGCCGACGAATTTTTCGAGGGACGTTTCACGGAAGGCCGCAATCAATCGTGGATGGGATGAAACTACTCGGATACACAGCGTGGATTCCGCCCCGGCGGCACGTCGTCTACCTGACAGCTTTCATTCAGACCAGCCGGCACTTTATTCTCGCCGTCCCCTACTGCCTGAACTGAGAAACCAATGGCCAACGAAATCAACGTGACCGCATCGCTCGCGTACTCGAACGCAACCGCGAGCATCCTGGGCAAGCTCCTGGCCTGGCTCAATAAGCCGTTCACGATCTCTGGAGTGAACCTGGTGGTGGCCACCTTCAGCGTGCCCACCGTTAGCGGCGGAGGGCCGGCTGCCTTGCCTGGTCTGGACGTCCTGACTACCGTGGGATGGGCCGCGTTTGTGAACCACGATCCAACCAACTACGTGGACCTCATGACCGCTGTGGCGGGCGTGGCGTTCGCGCGGCTCCTGCCGGGCGAGTGCGCGGTCTTCCGTCTGCCGGCCGCGATGGTGGCGCCGGCGGCGCTGGCGCATACTGCGGACTGTCTCATCGAGTACCTGATCCTGGAGAACTGAATCATGGCGAACGAAATTACCGTCACCGGATCGTTGACCTACGCGAACGCGGCTGCGGGGATCGCAGCGAAAGCCCTGTCGCTGCTGTCAAAGGCAATCACGATTACCGGTGTGAACTACATCCAGGGGACCTTCAAGGTGCCCACCACCTCCGGCGGTACGGCATTACCTGGCCTGTCCAGTTTGGCGAGTGTGGGCTGGGGCTGCTTCATCAACCACGACGCCACGCATTTTATTGACCTGTTGACGGCGGCCAGCACGGGGACCGCGTTCGCACGTCTGATGCCTGGGGAGTGCGCGCTATTCCGCCTCACGCCGGCGATGACGGCACCGGCAGCCAAGTCTGACACGGCGATCTGCGACCTCGAGTATCTGGTGCTCGAGAACTGAGGGACGGCTTGCGGACTGTACTTGAAGTGCGGCAGCAAAACACCGGCTGCCAGCGGCGGCTCCGGCGTCTTCGGGCCGACCTGGACCGGCGTGGCGGACTACTGAGCCTGGCGGCGTTCTGGTTGACGGCCAGGGTTCTGCAAGATCCGCTGGTGCGGGAATACCTGGAGCTGGCTTACATTCACTTCGATCTCAGCGGCCCTGACGGCCTGATGCATTCGAGTTTTCCGAGGTGAACGCATGAGTGGGAAGTTGATGACGTGGAGGCGCCCCGATGTCGCCGAGTCCGAAGGAAGCGCCGCCGGGCTTAAACCCGCGGCCCGGCACCCTGGTGTGGTACGACGGGCGGCCGTTTCGCCTGGTGTACGAGCTGGTGATCGGAGTGTGGATGGCGACGCCCCTGTTCGTCGAAGCGCCCGACGAGGCAATTCCGATCGCGGAGTCGAAGCCCTGCAAACTGCACGGCTCGGCATGACGATTGGCGAGGCTGTGGTGTTGACGGCCTCATTGATACTCGCCTACGCGGTCGGCGCAGCGACGGTACTTCTGAGCCTGAGGTAAATCGAATGGCAGTCAATCCGAAGAAACACACGGCCCCGCTGTCGAGGTTGAAGAACAGCGCCAAGGGTAAGATCCACCATATTGAGATCCACCCGGCGAAGACCTCGGGCAGCCAGCAGGGCTTCATAACCCGCATCCACCGGGAGGCTTCGCCACAAGCCCAAGCCAAGATGCAGGCCGGCGGCAACTATATGCCTCCCCCAGAGCCCGACGAGACGATTCACGAGGACGGCCAGGACATGATCGACCACGTGAAGCGCCACCTCGGCATCCCGGATGAACAGCCGGACCAGGACGAAGACGAGGAATAACTATGGCCAAGCTGACCGTCGCGGAGCGAAAGAAGATCCCGCGTTCCAAGTTTGCCGTTCCCTCGAAGGCCCCGGGATCGGGATCGTATCCCATTCAGGACAAGAGCCACGCGCGGAACGCGCTCGCCCGCGCCTCGGGGAAGCCCGTGGCCGCGCAGGTGCGTGCCGCGGTTCACCGGGCATATCCCAGTCTGCCCAAGGGATCGGGCAAGCTGCATTCGTTGGGCAGTATGGCGAAAAACAAATGACCGCAGCACTGGCATTCCAACCACTGGGCGACCTCATCCTGGTTCGTCCCTTGAGCGCGATCCACGACGGCCTCATCGAGATTCCCGAGACCATCGAAGGCAAGCACTCGCACCAGCCAGGCGACTTCCAGGACAGCTTCATCGGCGAAGTGGTCGCGGTAGGCCCGGGTGACCGGCGGGTGCACGGCAACTGCCTGGTGTGTGGCGCGGCCAAGCTGCTCATCGTGAGCCAGTGGCGCGGGATCGGGCGCGGGCATGGCGGATTTGGCCTATGCGGAATATGTGGCGGCGTCGCCTGGAGAATCACCGGCGAGAGTCGCGCGCCGATGGAGTGCAAGGTAGGCGACCGGGTGATCTATGCGCGCCGGCCGAGCGCCCCAGGCGGCGACTCGGACATCGAGATCGACGGCGAACGCTTCATCATCTTTCACGAGGAGCAGTGGGCCTTCGCGCTCCTCGAGGATTGAAGCGTGCCCCAATTCCTCATCGACAAACTGAAGCGCCAGGCGGCCAAGAAAGGCTTCACCGGAAAGCGCGCAGCGGGGTATGTCTACGGGACTCTGAATAATGTCGGGGCGATGCACGGCAGCAAAGAAACGGCCAAGGGTGCCGAGATGGAGCGGAAACATCGCGCCAAACTGAAGGGCCTCGGAAGCATGAAGAAGACATGAGCGGCCCGCGCCAATTCGTCACCCTCAAATCCGGCATGAAGCTGCCGGCCGCTAAGCTGCTGAAAACGATGCCGGCGCCCAAGCTGAGCGCAGTGAGCATCAGGCCCATGAAGACCAGCTCCGGAGGTAAAGGTTTCCACGTCACGCACGTGATGACTGCCAGCAAGCCGCAAGCCTTCGTGTTCAGCGACCCGAAGACGATGAGCGCGCACCTGACGCGCATTGCACACGCGGAGTGGCGTAAGCCGGATCAGAACGAAGCGGCCAGGATGGCGACCACGCTGGACATCGGATGAGGCATTTATGAACGTTCGTTTCACCGGCTACTACTGGATGTGCGAGTGCGGCAGCTCGATGCTGTATCTCGATTCGGTAGAGAACGCGCCGCGCCGCCACATGACCTGCCAGCGAATGGGATGCCCGCACTTCGGCGAGGTCTTCCTGGAGCCCGTCTTTGTCGCTGAGCGCCTCGGAGCCAAGCCCGAGCAGGATTGATGCCCATCACACACATTCCTGGTCCCGTCGTGGATGTCGATATCACCGTGCCGGGCGATAAGCACGAAGAACTGCTCACCCGAGCCCGCAAGCGCTTCGCGGCAGCGGAGGAGGCGGAGAAGGACATCCGCCTCGAAGCCGAGCTCGACCTGAAGTTCGTCTGCGGCGACCAGTGGGACCCCAAGGTCAAGCGCGACCGGGACCTGGCCAACAGACCGGCTTTGGTCTTCAACAAGCTGCAAACGCCCGTCCAGCAATTGGCTAACCAGGCAAGGCAGAACAAGCCGGCGATCCGAGTCAATCCTGTCGATTCTGCGGCTGATGTGGACACCGCCAAGGTCTTCCAAGGCATGATCCGGCATATCGAGTACGACTCGGATGCGGATCAAGCCTACGACACCGCCCTGGAATACGCCGCCTCCTGCTCATTCGGCTACTGGCGCTACTCCAAGGAATACACCTCGGAGGAGAGTTTCGACCAGGACATCAAAACCGTTCGGGTGGACGATCCGTTCACGGTCTACCTCGACACGGACGCGCGCAAGCCCGACCGCAGCGACATGATGTGGGCCTTCGTCATCGACAAGATGTCGAAGGACTGCTTCAAGTTGCGATTCGGCAAAGAGCCGAACGTTTTATCGGAGGATTTCCAGACCGAGTTGGCTGAGGAAGGGTGGATCGACGGCGAAGACGTTCGCATCGCCGAATACTGGGAAGTAGAGTTGAAGAAGCGCACGCTGCGCCTCCAGCGGTATGAGGATGGCACCATTCACCCGATCTACACCGATGAAATCGAAGGTGACGACAATGGTGTCGATTTTGTCACGGATGACGACGGACAGCCGCAGGAGCGCGAGGTTCAGGAGCGCCACGTCACGCAGTACATCATCAACGGCGCGGAAGTGCTCGAAACAAACCCGTGGGATGGCAAGTGGATCCCTATCGTGCCGGTGTGGGGCAAGGAGCTCATCGTCAAGGGCAAGCGCTGCCTCTTCAGCCTGGTGAGGTTTGCCAGAGACCCGCAGCAGCTTCACAACTTCTACAAAACCATGGAGGCTGAGACCATCAGCCTGGCGCCGAAGCCCAAATGGGTTGGAGCCGTGGGCCAGTTCAAGACCAAGAAGCGGGACTGGCAGAGAGCCAACAGCGATAACGCCGCGTACCTGGAATATGATCCAGTGGCGGTGGGCGACAAGATCGCTCCGGCGCCGCAGTGGGTCACCTTCGATCCGCCGGTGCAGGCCCTTAATATCGGCTCGCTCTCGACCGCCGACGATATCAAGGCCGCGACCGGCTATTTCGATCCGTCGCTTGGCGAACAAAGGGGTGATTCTTCCGGTATCGCCATCAACCGGCTTCAGAAGCAGGGCGATGTCTCGAACTTCCACTTCATCGACAACTTGGCGCGCGCGCAGAAGCAAGCGGGTCGAATTCTACTGGATCTGATTCCGAAGACCTACGACACCGCGCGCGAAGTGCGGATCATCGGCGACGACGAAAAGCAGCGCGTTATCAAAGTGAACGCGCCCTATAAAGACGAAGACGGCAAGGTCAAACACCACAAGCTGGATGTGGGCCGCTACGACGTGACGATCACCACCGGGCCGTCGTACACCACCCAGCGGCAGGAAGCCTTCGAACTCTTGACGCAACTTGCCCAGAACAACCCGCAGGTGATGCAGATCGGCGGGGACATCATCTGGGAGAACTCGGACGTACCAGGCGCTGATCTTCTGGCGAAGCGCTGGAAGAAAACGCTTCCGCCCAACCTGGTCACAGACGAGAACCAGCCGGAAGTTCCGCCGCAAGTTCAGGCGCAGCTCGCCCAGAGCCAGCAGGTGATTCAGGTTTTGAATGGGCAGGTACAGAAACTCGCCCAACTGTTGAGCACGCAGGCGTTGAAACTGGAATCCCAAGAGCGCATCGCCACAGAGAACAACATCGCGCGGATCATGGCCGCCGAGATGGCCGGTAAATCCGCCGAGGCCCAGCAGGCCGCCCAACTCGACCATGACGCCGTAATGGCGGGGTTGAATCGCCGCGCGCAACTGCTCGACACGCTTATCAGCATCCAGCAGGAGATGCAGCAGGCTCAACAGGCTCAGCAGCCGCCGCAGCCTCCGGCCCCGCAGGGAGCGCCGGCAACTCCGCAGGGAGCACCACCGGCTGGTCCACAGGCAGCAGTAACGAGCTAATCGGATCAATCGGATAGTCCATGCAGCCACAAGTTTAGCTGACGGGCGCGACGACCGCGGGAGCGAACTCGGTTTCCGGCGAATATTCGTAGGCTCGGTTACTGCCGTCCCAGACGACGCCCAAGCAGTCCTTGTCCCGGACCTCCTCATCGGTGACACTTTCGCGGACGACCGTTCCCGTGCGCCCATACGCGAAATCGAACGGGATTGCGCTTGGTTTGGTCACCCGTGCGCCGGTAGCGAAACTGCGGAGCGGGGCGGTAAACACAGGCACATTATAGCAGGACAGCCACAAGTTTAACGCACGGGGAGCGCGGGCGAGCCAGCAGGTCTTTCCGGCTCGCCATCATCCCGGCCCCGTTCGAGGAAGACCAATCCACGCCCAGCGGTGGGCTTATACGCCGCGCTTATCCATAGGAGCAATCCATGCCACGGACAGACGTTCAAGATTCCGCAGCAACCGAAACCGCAGAGCCGCAGATCCCGGAAGACGATTTCGAAGCCTTCCAGGCATTCCGCGACTCGCAGGACTCGGGCGAACCGCCCGCGGCGGGCGATGCTGCGCAGCCGACATCCGAAGCGACTGAGGAAGCTCAGGCCGCTGAAACCGCCGCGGCTTTGGAAACCGCGGAAGTAACGGAGGAAACACCGGAAGACAAGGAGAAGAAGGGTATCTCGCGCCGCTTCCACAAGCTCACAGCTAAAATTACGCAACTCGAAGAGGAGTTGAAGGAGCTCAAAGGCGACGCGATCGACGAGGAAACCACGGAGACGGCAGCACCACCCGCCGCGCCTCCGGCGGCGACCACCAAGCTGGTGGCGCCCAAGCTCGCCGACTTTGAAACCTTCGAGGAGTACGAGGCGGCCAAGGACCAGTACCACGAACAGGTACTGGAACAGCGCCTCGCCGAACAGAAGGCCGAGCTGGCCCGCCAGCAGGCCCAGCAGGAGCAGGAGCGCCAGAAAGCCGCCGCCCAGGACGAATGGAATCGCCAAGCCTCGCGGTATCCCGATTTCAATGAAGTCGTGACCGACGAGTGCAAGATCTCCACTGCCATGGAAGCGGTCATGCGCATGGACCCGGAAACGGGCACCGCGCTGGCTTACTACCTCGGGCAGCATCCCGAGGAGTCGGAGCAGATCGCCAGATCGACCCTCGCCACTAACGAGGAGCAATGGCGGGCCGCTCTGGCGCGCGCCGGCGTGGCGCTGGGCGCCATCAAAGCCAAGCTGCCGCCTCCCGGCAAAGCTGCCCCAAAAACCCCTGCAACATCTTCCGCTGCACCTCCGAGACCCCAGGTGAAGCAAGTTTCGAGCGCCAGTAAGCCCCCGACCACGCTCCGCTCCAGCGGAGCCACGCCCGCATTCGATGTGCATGACGAGGCGAGTGCCAGCGACTACAAGAAGTGGCAGAGGGCGCGCGAGGCGCAACTCAAAAGGAAATAACGTGGCTAACGTACTTCTGACGCCGCAGGTCATCACCAACGAACTCCTGCGGCGCTTCAAGAACAACCTCGGTTTTGCGAAAGTGGCCCACCACGAAGACTACCGTGAGCACTTCGCCAACAAGGGCGCCAAAATCGGCGACACCCTCAACCTGCGCGTGCCGGTCAAGTTCCTGGCGACCGACGGCGCCGTCCTGGTCAT